CCAATAAAGGCAACTTTCAAAGCATCAGAATTTACGGACTTTTAAAATAAAGACATAAATAATGGAAACTATATACAACCTACAGAAACGCGCCTCTGAGTTGCGAGGCAAGACCGAAACGGACAGCATCAGCCCAGAAGAGGTGGGCGGACTGCATGCCGACACGTTGGCGTATATAGCCGACATGGAGCAGAGCGCGGACGGACTGGGTATACGGAAAGTATACCAGACGAAGGCGAAGATGGAGGCGGACACGGCCCCCATGGGGACGAACGGCAAGGCGCTGCGCTATGGCCAGCTGGTGAGCATATACAACGAGGCTGACAAGACGAGCGCTGAGAACGGCGACATATACGCTTGGCAGAAGCCGGGGTGGCTGAAGATGGGTAACATCGGCAACATTTACGAGCTGAAGGCGAAAATAGAGGAGGAAGCCGCCGCACGTGCTGATGCGGATGCAGAACTGCAAAGAAAGATGACTGCCGAGGCAACGGCAAGGGGAAGCGCCGATGCGGAAATACGGACGCTTGCCGAGGGAATAGTGGGCAGCATTGACGTGGCAAAGATAGATGCCGTGCCCGGGAGCGTTGCGGAAGCCGTAAGGATGACAAAGGACACGTTGCACTCGCGCTGGACGTTGGTCAGTGATGGAAAGAACGTGGGGGTGGTGGACATGTTCTCAGATTCAATGAGGCACCAGCTGACGGAAGTGCTGACGACGCACTATAGCATGAATATGGAGGGTAAGTTGGACTTCGGTGTACACAATGACAAGGCTATATACAGATACTTCCGCTCGTATAACATAAACTCGGCACACTTGGAAAACGAGAAAGGGACATGGACGGAATGGGCTGAGGATATATCGGATACAGTGAAGAAGTCGATAGCTGGGTTGTCGGGCTTAATAGACAAGGAGAACAAGGCACGCACTGAGGCAGAAACCGCCCTTGCAGAAGACATAGCTGACAATACAAATGCGATAACAGACGAGAAGAAGGCGAGAACCGCAGCCGATGATGAACTGCGTACTGCCATTGAGGAGAAGAGCGGCGGCAACACCTATAACGTGACGGAGAAGAAGCCGCTAAAGGACGGCAAATACTACACCTTGGCTTCGGCGATAAAAGCTGTGGATGCGAAGGAACGGAAGAGGGGACGTTGCGTAAGCTACGAGACGGAACCGGGAAAATGGGAGACCAAACAGTTTACGGGAACGACAACGGAGAGTTGGGAGGAGACTGCAAGCTGGAGCGACTTCGGTGGTGGTGGCAAGGTGAAGAGTGTGACACTGAATGGTGTGGAGAACGAGGCTGATGATGCTGGTAACATCAGCCTGACAGTGGATGTGCCGGAAGTGGACGCGAGTCTTGACGAGGAGAGCACAAACGCCATACAGAACGGTGTGGTGGCGACAAAGCTGAAGGAGCTGGAGGCGCATACGTTAGGCTCGATAGAGGTGGTTCCTGATGGTGATGACAACTATCTGTATGCTTACGACACGAAGGGTGTGGCGATTGGTACACCAGCCAAGCTACCTGCGGGTGGCGGCGGTGGTGGCACATCGTCGGCAAGCCGCATACTGGTGACGGCAAAGGTGGCTCCGGAGCTTGTGAAAGAGGGCGGCTCGGCGCAGCTGACCTGGACATACGACCATGTGAACGCTGAGGGGGAGAGCGACGGTGTGAACGCAACGGTGAGCATCAGCGTGAAGCTGGGCACTACGACGCTCTGGACGCAGGAGCTGCGCAACGTGTCGAGGGGCACTTATACGGCAGACCTCTCGGCATATATGTCGGTGGCGGGAAATGTGGATGTGTATGTGAGGGCTGAATGTACGACCGCTGAAGGCGAGAAGCAGGCGAAGCAGGCCTATGCGATGGTGACGGTGGTAGGCATAAAACTGACGTCGGACTATGACATGGGCACAGCGATGCAGAAGGGCGGCTATGAGGACGGGGAGACGATAAGCATCCCGTTCACTCTGACGGGCTCGGGGCGCAGAACGGTGTCGATGTATGTTGACGGCAATGGTGTGCCTACGACCAAGGACGTGAGCAAGGCGGGCACGACTCGCGATGCGTTCACGATAGCTGCCAATACGCTGGCGGCAGGCAGGCACACGGTGCAGCTGGTTGCGGAGAGAGATGGCCTGAAGTCGGACGCGATATGGATAGACCTGCTGAAGGGTGGCGAGAGAAGCCCTTGGGTGGGCATGAAATATGTAAACAAGAACGGCGAGGTGGTGCTTGGGGAGATGCCTCTGAGGGCGCGTCTGTCGGCGCAGCAGTATGAGAGGCTGGAGTTTGAGTATGCGGCATACGACCCGACGGAGGTTCCGGCGGTGGTGACGGAGACGCAGACTTCGCCCACTGGCAAGGAGACGAAGAAGTCATACAGCGTGGGCCGCGGTCGGCAGACGTATATGGAGCGCTTCATGGAGCAGGGCGAGACGAGACTGAAGCTGGAGTGCGGCAAGGCTGTGCTGGAGGCGGTTGTGGATGTGGTGTCGAGCGGTCTGGACATAGGCGAGGCGACGCAGGGGCTGGAGCTGAAGCTGAACGCTGCGGGACGCTCGAACTCGGAAAGCCCTGAGGCACGAAAGCTGTGGGCCTACGGTGAACATGGTACGACCTTTGAGGGCGTGGACTGGCAGACGAGCGGCTGGGACGGCGAGGCTCTGGTGCTGAAGAACGGTGCGAAGGCAGTGATTGACTTTAAGCCTTTTATGCAAGACGTGAAGCGCGGAGGCATGTCTGTAGAGATAGACATGGAGGTGAACAACGTGTCGGACCGCAGCTCGGTGGTGGTGGACTGCATGGAGAACGATGCGAAGGGTTTCCGCATTACGGCGGACAGCGCCATGCTCTACAGCGGCTCGACGAAGGACCAGGAGGACGAGGAGAACAGAGACCCGGAGACGGGTCTGCCGATCGTGACGAAGACGCCGGTGGGCGTGAAGCAGAACTATGCGGAGAGCAAGCGTGTGCGCTTTGCCTTCAACGTGGGCAAGCGTGCCGACGGCTCGCTCTTGGAACTGTATATGAACGGCGACCGCGTGTCAGCGATGTGCTATCAGGATGACGACAATTTCAAGCAGGACGCTCCGCAGGGTATCAGCATAAGCTCGGACGGTGCTGACGTGAGGGTGTACAAGGTGTTTGCGTATTCGCGCCCTCTGACTGACGACGAGGTGGTGGACAACCATACGGTGGGCAGCGACAATGCGGAGGAGATGGCGGAGCGGTATGCCTACAATGACGTGCTTAACCCGGAGACGGGCGAAATAGACATGGACAAGATAATGACCAAGGGCAGGGCTGTGATAAAGATCGTGCGCACGGAGGACTCGGGCAGCGGTCTTGACGACGTGAACGCCTGCAAGAACAAAAAGCAGAACTTCCACGTGGATGAGCTGGTGATATACACGTCGTGGGGTGACGTGATACGCTTCACGAACATCATGATGCGTATTCAGGGAACTTCATCGACGAAGTATCCGGTGAAGAACTACCGCTTCTACTGGATGAAGTGCATGAAAGCAGGTCTGGTGCCGGAGATGTGGATAAACGGCGTGAAGCAGGATGTGAACAAACTGCCACTGTTCAAGGGTGACACGAAGCCGTGCAAGGTGAACTGTGCAAAGGCTGACTTCTCGGATTCGTCGATGAAGACGAACACGGGCATGGCAATAGTGTTCAATGACGTGATGAAGGAAATATCGCCCACCCCGCCACAGCAGCAAGACCCGACGATACGCACGGCGATATACGGCTATCCTTGCGACATATTCGCAACGACCAGTTCTGACGACTCGAACCCTACGTACTACGGACAGTACCAGATGAACAATGACAAGAGTGACTGGTATGATGTGATGGGTCTGACGGACAAGGGGAAGCATATAGCCATAGAGTTCCTGGACAACGGCAAGAAACTGTGTAACTTTCAGGTGGACGATGACCTCGACGCGCAACTGGATGCGGAGTTTGAGAGTTCGCTTGAGTTCAACTATCCGAAGGATACGCTGTGGAGCGGTGCTGATGAGGCTGCGGGCGAGAAGAACGCTTCAGAATACCAGAAGGGGGCTATAAAGAAGCTGTGGAGCTGGGTGAAATCGTGTGTGCCCTCGGGTGCGGACATGACGTACACAGACCTCAAGACATGGAGGTCGGAAAAGTTCAGGAACGAGCTTGGACAGCATCATGATGTGCGGAACATGACTGCATATTACATCATCGTGACCTATGGCGGCAATGTGGACCAGTTTGTGAAGAACACGATTCATTGCACTTGGGACGGGGATATATGGTGGTGGACTTACTACGACGGTGACACCAGCTTCGGCAAGCGTAATGACTCGCTGCTTGCTTATGCCTACAACATAATGAGGGATTCGTGGGATGCGGAGAAGAAGAAATGGGTGTTTGAGGGTCATGACTCTTGGATGTGGTGTCTGTTTATCGCCAACTTCGAGGCGGAGATAAAGGCTATGGCTGAGGAACTGCGCCGTGTGATGACGAACCAGAAGGTGAAGGGCACGTTTGAGGCTATGCAGAAAAACTGGTCGGCCCGCGAGTATAACAAGTCGGGCGAGATGAAGTATATCAAGCCTGAGACAAAGGGCGTGAGAGTGACGGAGAACGGCGTGACGACGGACGGGAACAAGTTCTACTACATGTATGCGCTGAGCGGTACGCGCGAGATGCAGCTTGACCACTTCATTACGAACCGCTTCGCTCTGCTTGACGCTAAATACGGTGTGAGCACTTACCGTGCGGATTCGGCTGGCTTCTATATGGCGCGTGAGGTGTCGGATTCGGCAGACGTGATGCGCATCGTGTCGGGCGATGAATACTACTTCGCTTACGGTCTGTCGGGAAAGGACTATATGGAGGGCGAGACGGGCAGGCTGCTGAGAGGCGAGACGGGCAGGCTCTCGGTGACGGGCAAGCGTGCACTGAACGACCCGATGCTGCTGTTCGGCGCTTCGAAGATCCTGGAGCTTGACCTGACGGGGGCTGCCGGACATCTGCTGAACGGCCTGGAGCTGGGCAACTGCAAGATGATGAGACGACTGGACATCAGCGTGAAGCGGGGGGCACAGCCTTCGACGACTACATGGTGGCTTGTGACGCAGGGATGCAGACAGCTGAGGGAGGTGAACCTGAACGGGCAGACTATGGCGAGAAGCAACCGCCAGGACTCGACATCGCTGGACTTCTCGACGAACACGCTGCTGAGGAGCCTCGACGCGGGTGGCACGAATGTGAAGAGCGTGACTGTGGCCAAGGGTGCGCCGATAGAGAACCTCGTGCTGCCAGCCTCGCTGACGACTCTGCGTCTGGAATATCTGCCGAAACTGAAAGAGGAGGGACTGACCATCGAGGGTACGGCCAATGTGACGAAGCTCGTTATTGACAGCTGTCCTGGCATAGACTGGCAAACGCTGTTTGAACGCTGTTCGAACATCGAATATCTGCGTGTGACGGGCATCGACATGGAAGGTGACGGCAGTCTGCTGACTTCGCTGATGCGGACAGGCGGCGTGGACGAGGAAGGCGGCAACGTGGACACCTGCCGACTGGTGGGAACATACCGTTTGACGAAATACAAGGGGGACGAGGAGTATGAGGCGCTGCAGGCACACTTTCCGGAGCTGAACATCGTGCAGCCGGAATATACGATACTGGAGAGTGACGAGAGTGTGGCTGATGACGCAAATCTCTCGAACTTGGATAACGGCACGGGCTATAAGTACGGCAACGACTACAAGCCAAGCGGCCATGTGGCTGCGATACTGAAGAACCGCCACAGAGTGCTGGCGAAGGTGACAAAGAAGGCGACCACGAGGAACGTGAACATTGCGAATGTCGATACCGTGGTGAACAATCTTGACGGCGAGATGACTTACTTGGAGCTTGACGATAAGGACAGCACCAAGTATGCCGACGGAACCCCTGCCAAACTTGACGGCAGCGAGGGTGACCTGATGATGCACGAGCCTTTCTTCTGGAGCAAGGGTATCAATGACTTCTTGAACAGCAAGGACTACAGCTGCTACAGCTCGAAGGACAAGGATCACATGCCGGCTGTGCCGAATGTGGACGTATTGACGCTTGATGACATCAAGGCGGTGCAGGGCGGTTACACTAAAGGCAGGAAAGTGATGAGTGGCAGGGACACCATAACAAATGCCATGAGTACGGACAGCTCTTATTCGGTGTGCGTGGTGGATGTGTCGAAGCACAAGCGTGTCCGTTGGCCGAGTGTGCCAGGCACGAACCTTGTGGGCAGCGCATTTGCCGACGTGAACGGCAATGTGGTGAAGAGCGTCGTGGTGCCAATGCTGGGAAACAGATTTGAGGCTGGTATGTATCTTATCAGCGATGTGCCTGAGGGAGCCAAGACTTTGTACTTCTCTATATTGAACACAGCCGAGTTTGACAAGGTTGTACTATCCAACAGCAGCAAGATAGAGGATATGGAGCCTGAATGGTTTGCCAACGAGGAGCATCTGTGTGCTGTTGTGGGCAGTTCTGTTGTGGGCAGCAAACTGCGTGCCTGCATAACCGGCGGCAGTACCACTGCAAGTATGACATGGACGGACTTCCATTATTACAGCGTGCAGCGAGGTATGCAGCAGATTGACGCTCTGATGCACTTCCGCATTGCGAACCTTGCATACGCGAAGTATGGCAGGAGGAACATGCAGGAGCAGTGTGGCGCTGGCTCGCATACGAATATGCGCACGACCGGCGGCACGATGTCAAGAGGCATGCAGGACACCATAGGCTATGAGGGCGCAAAGGCAATCAACCCGAATGTGACAAACAGTCTGGTGGATGAGAACAGAGTGCACCAATATGCCTGGTATGTGGACAAGGACGAGTATGGTGCTGCAAAGGTGACGCAGGTGAACAATATCTGCTGCCTGGGCTATGAGGACATCTACGGACACAAGTATGACATGATGGACAGTGTGGACTTGCCGAACACGAGCGGCAATGAGGGCAAGTGGCGCATCTGGATGCCGGACGGTACGATTATGATGGTGAAGGGTGCGACTAATGGTGACTCTTGGATAACGGCAGTGGCTCATGGCAAATGGATGGCCGTTGTGCCAGTTGGTGCCGTGAGCGGATCGAGCAGCACTTACTATTCTGACAAATACTGGTTCAGCTCGGCATCAGGCCGTGTGGTCTATCGCGGGTGCTACTATGCGTACGCGTATGGCGGTGTCTCGGATGCGAATGCGTATTACGGTGCCTCGGTTGCGAATGCGAATGTCGGCTCGCGCCTGGCCTTCCGCGGCAAGATCGTGAGGGCGCAAAGCGTGGCTGCGTATAAGGCGATAGTCGAGGTAGCGTAACGCGAAGCGCGCAAAGCGGGAGCGAAGCGACAAAACGAAAGACGTGGTATTACCGGCGTAAGCCGGTCGAAAAATTTTAGAATTTTCGCTGGAACCTGGTGGTGCTGCGGTTTTCGTTGAAATATTGTCGCTTTGCAACTGATTTAGAGTATAATCGCTTGAGTTGGCAGGAATATGAGTAACTTTGCATCTTGGTAGAGTTTCCCATAGGCCGTGTGGTCTATCGCGGGTACAACAATGCGAACGCGAATGGCGGTGTCTCGAATGCGAATGCGAATAACGATGCCTCGAATGCGAATGCGAATGTCGGCTCGCGCCTGGAAATCAAAATATATCGGCGTACAACGATGGGGACGCGCTCCCCGATGTGGTGCCGAGGGAAACGAGCCACAGCAACAGCGTCTCATGAAAGGACGGAAAGCTGAAACATCAAGTGTCGGGCAATAGAGTTTGGTAGGCCGGTAACGGTTCGAAGAAGTTTGGCCCGTGGAAAGGAAGGCCCATATCTTCTGTAATTAAAAACAACTGATGCTATGCGTAGAGAAGGTCATATCATTGAGGAGATTGTCGAATATTCTAATATTGCGGAATCGTTCGACCAGGTGATCAGTGGCGCCAAACGGAAGGAAAGCCGTCAAGGGCGTTACCTGCTTGCGCATCGTGAGGAGTTCATTAAGAAACTTTCTGAGCGTATTGTTTCCGGCCAGTTTTATGTAACGCCAAATGACATTGAGGAGAAAGACATTATTGAAGCTGGTAAATTACGGCATATTCAATTTTTCAAGAGTCTAAAGAATAGTATAGCTGCTCATGCTATCATGTCCGTAGTGGATAAGCACCTAAAAAAGCGGTTTATAAGAACAACCTCCGCAAGCATTAAAAACAGGGGAAT